TGAATATACCTTTTTGCTCGTTTTTCTAGAGATTTGATTGCCATATCGCGCTTCAGTTTTGATGCTCTATCCAAAAAATTCAACCCGACCATATGATCGTATTCATGGAGAGCGATTCTTGCCTCTAGACCAACAAGTTGCTCAACAACATATTCACCCTTGACATTACGATATGAAATGGTAACTTCTTCTGGTCGACGAATATTTACCCACATACCTGGAAGACTCAAACAACCTTCAGTCGCCATGCTCGTTTTATCCGACAAAGCAACAACAGTTGGGTTAAAGATATTCTTTCGATTGGTTTCATCAGTCCCCATTACGAAAACCTTTGCATTGATACCAACCTGATTGGCAGAAAGACCAAGACCCTTCAGTTCTCGACACTTTGCCCAGAGAGTATCAACGAGTTCTTGCGCATTCTGGGTTTCAAAATCAAATTCAGCAGGGATCTCTCTCAATACGGGATCGTTAATTTTCAACAGTTCCATTATACCACCATTTCACTATAGTTATTTTTCTTTTCGAACTTGATCAGACTGCGGAACTTATCGAACAGTTGATCGCCCTTATGACTGATAACAAACGTATTTGTTTCCTCTCCAAGAGTATCTAACAACGCCATGACGTAATCAGTTCCGTTATTATCTAGAGAACTGTCGAACACTTCATCAAGAATCAGTAGGTTAGTCGCAACGCTGTTCTTCATCTTAGCGATTGTGCGCCAAGTAAACAGCAGTGCCAAGTCAATTCTTTGCTTCTCACCCTCGCTGAACGAAGCATAACTGAAGTCATCGCGATGACGAGACTTGATTGTCTCGTCAAACTTCTCGTCTAGATTAAACTGAACGAAGAAGTCCATGGCAGTTAGATATTTATTTACCAATTTATTGATAACTGGAAGGTATTGCCGAATAATTTTAGTCTTAATACCAGTGTCCTTGAGAAGCATCGAAACAGCGTCCATGTAATGTTTTTCTTCATTCAGTTTCGCTTTCTCGGAATTCTGCGCAAGAACATCTTTCGCGAACATCTTTAGTTTATCTTTCTCACCATCAATGTCTGCAGTCTTAGTAGTGATGTCATTCAGTTCTAGATTTAGTGCTTGAATCAATCTCTGTTGAACAATAATTTCGTTATTGTTCGCGATAATCTCTGCACTTAACTCAGAAATTTGTTCGGAGAGAGTCTCATTTTCCGCGATAAGTTCCTCAAGTTTTGTAAATTCTTCCTGTAACTTATCCATTCCCGAAGATAGTTCTTCGATTTTCTCTTGTCTGGATGATACGATGGTTTCTTTATGATCGTGAGCAATGCCTTGCTGGCACGTCGGACATTCGTCTGTCTCATTGTAGAACGAAACCTCCTTTTTGAGATCTCGGAGTTGGGTGGAAAATTTGGTTTTAAAAGATTCGAGTTTCTTTTGTTTTGCACTGAGATCTCCAAGTGCTGCCTTGGCAGCTTCGTGCGTAATCTTTTTGCCTTCGAGTACTCCAATAAGATTCTGAAAACTGGCGATGGATAGTTCACCTTCTTCGATTCGAGATTGTATCTCATCCGATCGTTTCTCCTTGTTCGTCTCAAGAGTGTCTACATACTCTTTTTGTAGAGTCGCTTTCTGTTTCAAAATTTCTAGGCGACTATCTGCACCAGTCAACTTATCTTTGATTTCAATAATCTTGTCTTTCAATACACTATTCATCGTAGTGAAGATCTGAATGTCAAGAATGTCTTCAATAATTTCCCGACGAGTAAACGCAGGAAGTTGCATGAATGGTGTAAAAGATGCGCTTCCTAGAATAACAATCTGGGTGAACGACTTATAATTCATCTTCAGAATTGATTCTTCGAGATACTTCTGGTAGTCTCGAGCAGCAGCGTCTTGATTGAGGAGTTCGCCATCTGCATAAATCTCAAAGAGATTCGGACGAATACCTCGCACAATCTTATATGACTTGCGACCAGTTTGAAATTCAATTTCGACCAGCAAGTTCTTCTTGTTAATTGAGTTGATCAACTGTGGTTTGTTGATGTTACGAAACGGTTTATTAAACAGCGCAAAGCAAAGCGCATCGAGCATAGTCGATTTACCACCGCCATTCTCGCCAACGATTAGGGTGCTAGGTGAACGGTCCAATTTAATTTCTGTAAACTGGTTGCCCGTCGACAACATATTTTTCCATCGAATAGTATTAAAATTAATCATACAGTAACGTTCTGTGCCTCAACATAGAGAGTTTGTAGAATAGATTTGATTCTAGTCTTTTCTAGGTCAGTGGAAATAGTATCGACGAAATCTGACAGAACAGTCATAGTATCCTCGACATTAAATTCTTCTTCACCTATTGCTTCAGTTTCAAACTCAGAGAAGTCTTCAATAATCTTTAGTTCGAGAAGATTGCAGTCATAGAGTTTATCTACAAAACGGTCAAACTTATAGAAGTCAGTTTTCTTAACAACAACTAATCGAACGCAACATCCAACAAGTGCACTAACATCAAGCAAACTAGGATCATCAGTAGTGTCGTCATAATAGATTTTATGGAAGATGCGATTTGGATTCTCAAAGAATTCTACCTCGTTTGTTTCCGTATCATATAAGTGATACCCTCTAGGGTCATTATAATCAGACCAAGTAAACTCATAGGTATTACCAAGATACAGAATATTGCCAGTGCGACTGCGATGGTGGAAGTGACCAGAACAAACGAGAGGAAATCTATCAAAATGTTTTGTATCCATTCCATGGTCATTCGTATGCCCACGATACATTTGGAAACCTGCAAATTCAAAGTGTCCAAATACGGCTTGTGCATTTGAGGCATTAACAATCTCCATAGTTTGGTCATAGTTACCCGAACAAATCCAAGGAACTAGTAGTAGGTTTTTACCATCAACGATAATATCTTCTGTCTCAGAATAGGTAATTACGTTAGGATATTCGCGCAGCAACAAATCAAGTGCATTGACTTCGTTGGTGTTCTTAAAGAAAGTGTCGTGGTTTCCTGCGATCATATGAACGTCGATGCCAAGTTCGACAGTTCGATCGAAGAAATACTCACGACACTTCTTCAGTGTATTAAAATTAATATATTTCCGACGATCAAAGACGTCACCAAGATGGATGATTGTCTTAATCTGTTCACGCTCAAGGTGAGGAAAGAAAACTTCTGTATAGAATTTATTAAAGAAGTTATCAAACGGAATTGAATCCGATCGTGCCCCGAAGTGGGTGTCGGTAATTAGTGCAACTTTCATACAGTACGAATCGCTACCTTGATGTCTCGATAAAATTGATCGAGGATTTCGCGCACCTTTGCCTTTTCAGAAGGTGATGCGCCAGTGATAGAAATATAGATGTTGCTGTTGATAGAAGTTTCACCAACAGTGCGATCAGAATCGCTATCCATGTCATTATGTAGAATTTGTGTTTCGATAATCATCGTAACCTCACTTCGCTGGAGTGGTTGCGGTGACAGGTGCAGGTTCAACTGCATTCTGAATTACATCGACAGCTTCAGGTGCTGGTAATTCATCGTCTCCAGCAAGATGCACAAGATTGATTCGACCATCACAGAGCATGTAGTGTTGATCAACACCAAGTCGACTTGACTCAAGATAGATACATCCAGGATTTTGACGGGTAACTTGTGTTACTTTATTCTCGTGTCGAGCGACCGAAAATAAAAGCAAAAACAGTGGAATAACAATAAGTGCAGCGAGTGCAATGGCACCAGTATTTTTGCTGACCCAATCATAAAATTTACTCATATAAACCTCCATAACATTAATACTAAAACAACTATACCTCATTTAACGTCAAAGGTCAAGGTTTTTTTCTTCTTTTTTATCAAAATATTTTGGTCTGCGTTTCGGCATAGGATTTTTCGGTGGTTGATTCTCGAGAGAACTATCGTAGGCATCATCGATCTGTTTGCGTAGATAATTGATAAATTCGTTTGTATGCTCAGAACCATCGGCGTCCTCGCTAATGATGCTGTTGATATCTAGATTTTGAATGTATCGATACTTGGTTGCCATATACTTCTTTTCTTTCTGGATTCGACGCAGAAAGGCATAGTATGTAATCTGGGTAAAGTAGGCAAAGGGATTGGAAGATTTGGCAGGATCAAAGTTATCAAGATATGTAATACAATTCTCAATACCATCTAGCACCATCTCTTCTCGATAGGTGTAGTTGATGAAGTTTGCTTTGTATGCAAGATGGTTTGCGATCTTAACGAAACATTCGCCAATATAATTGGGAACTCTAGGTTTCTGTTTCCCCTCTGCTTTGGCCGCGAGAACTTTTTCTCGATACTCCACCATCGCTGCAAGGAATTCTTTATTGTTTACGTAATGTACGTTAGTTCTTACTTTAGCAGTTTTTGCCATTATTTACCCTCATTAATATAACTCCTTTATACCGCAAATAGACGTCAAAGTAAATAGTTTTTTTAATCTTTTTCTTCAAGAAAACTGTTGACTTGTTCACCTATTCAGGGTATAAAGACTATGTCGTCTATGAAATGAATCATCTAATTAAGTAGATTGTTCTTCTTTAGGTAATCGGCGGTCGTCGCGACCCAATCTTCGATTTCCTCTTCCTCTTCTTCGGGAGGATTTCCTCTCGTCTTCAAATATGTTTTATACTGTCGTTCGACATCATCTTTCAGAGTGCCGACCAGCACAACATTTTCACTCAGGATAACAAATTCTGTCTCTTCACATACTGCCATCCATGGTTTGAAAAGAAATCCTTCAACAACACCATTACCTGATTGGACCTGATATGGAACAATGGAGACAGGATGCCGTATCTCGATCTCAAAAGAATCGAATAGTTCCTGCTGAGATGCAATATTTGTAGCGCACATAACCATGTCGCCATCTTTCAGTTTAAGTAGTCTGATATAATCTTCAGTCATCAATTGACAACCTTACTATCTTGTAGTTGAAACCTTCTTCATTATAAATCTTCACACGCTCGACCATATGATTGAGGGTATAATTCTTTTTGGACTTCCAAGATAGGTCATCGCCAATATCAAAAAGATTACAACGTTCTTTCTGATTGCCCTTTCTTAATCCGCGACCAATAGATTGAAGATTTCTAATGCGGGATTTAGAAGGTGAAGCGAATACTACATTATGGAGGTTACGTATATTTATTCCCGTAGAAAAGGTTCCGTATGACGCAACAATAATTGCATCAGTTTCTTTCTCTGTAATAGATCGGATCTGTTCTCGTTGAGAAGTATCAGTTCCACCATAGACAAAGAAAACCTTTCGCGAAGTTCCTGCCTTTTCTTTAATCATTTTATAAAGAACATCACCATGTTTCTCTACGAACTGAAACAAGACTAGCGTGTTGCCTTTTTGTGACACAGAGAGATTGCGGATGACCACATTTCGTTTGTGGTTTTTAACCAACCAGTCCATTTCTTCTTGGTATGTATGATTCTTAACTGCTTTTTTGGTTTCGTCGGTATAGTCCAGAAGCAAACATGTAATCTTTAACTCGGCGAGGTCTTTGTTATCCATCAGTTCTTTGGTAGTAATTACCCGATGAACCTTACCGAATAGACCCTCGAGAATCAACTTATGAGTCTTAGTTCCGTCGAGAGTACCAGTGGTTCCAATGCGGAACTTAGTCTTGGTGCATTTGTTAAAGATTGATGTTAGTGACTTTGCCTTGAACAAGTGTGCTTCGTCGCCGTAGATAACATCAAATTCATCGAAGAACTTTTTTGGTAGTTTGTATATTGACTGCCATGTCGAGATAACGATGTTTGCTTGATTTGACTTTTCAAATCCAGCGTAAATTTTAGAGCAGTTATTTGCAACATGCCATGTATCATCATTGTGAGAATAATCAGCGAAGTCGCCATACATCTGTTCGACCAATGATGTTGTGGGAACAATGACCAACTGCTTACGATTAAACTTCTGGTGATACCTCAGGAGTAGATAGATGATCAGGGATTTGCCTGATGCAGTCGGAGATAGTAGCAAAGTTCTGCCAATGCGAATCGCATATTTGACTGCATCGATTTGATATTCTCTCGCCTGAATCGGACTACCTTGTGAGGTAAGATTCAAACTCTCTGCGAATTCTTCTAGGTATTCAATATCAACTGGATCACCAATCGGATCCATTTTGACATCCATATCATAGTCTGATCTTGCAGCAAACTCTCTTAGATATGGAAGCAGACCAACGTAAAGTTCCTTGGTCCACATGTTGAACATTCGTGCTTTACCATCCCACAGTTTCGCTTTATAGGTTGGCATGAATCTTGCTCCAGGAACGTCGAAAGTGAAGTAGTCATTCAACTCGGAAGCAATCGAAGGATCGCTTTCGATATTCAAATAGACTTCATCTTTCTTGGTAACTGTTAAGTCAGGCACTACATCAATCCATTAGTAAACTTTGTCCATTCGATGGCATTTTTGATTTCCCAACCACGACCATTTAGTGAACGGATAATTTGCTCTAGTTGGTAGAGCATTGCTTTCATATATTCGACTTTATCAACGCAACGAATAATATCTTCGTCGCAATTAACAATATCTTCGACCTCATTCTTTAGAGGTTTTAATCCCTGAAACTGATTCCACCCAAGTTCTTCTAGTTCTTCGCGAGTCATCTCTCCGCGATAGTATTTAAACTTGGTGCGACGTAGGCGCAGGTAATCCCCCTCGCATTTGCGAAGTTGTAATTTGGTATTACTCAAAATGTTTAGATATTTTGCATGCAGTTCGGCGATTTGAATCGAAGACTTACCAAGATCTAGTTCGTTGACCTTAGCATCTTTTGTCCACATGTCTTGAATTTCAGATAGTTTCATATTTCCTCACAATAAAATAATTTAATCATACTATATTTTTTGACAGAAGTCAAGGTATTTTATACGGATTCAATCGTATAATATCTATATTTAAACGACGCAATGCCTATGAGATATTCTACAGAACCACTTGATATATCGAAGTCCAGTGCTTCAAGACTGGTGGGGAAAAGATCGTAATATGTAATCTTGACGTTTGGATTATTATCCGAGTCTAAAATGAAGAAGTCAGCGTCTGAGAAGTTCGCAACTGCACCAAGTCTTTTCTCTGGGATTGCAGGGAATCTATATGCTTGCTTCTTATTCCAGTTGTTATATTGCTCGTGGTTCTCTGGAAATGATAGACCAACCAACCAATTATATAGTTCTACATAATTTGCCATGTTTTCTTGAACAAGGAAACGAATGACAAGTTCGCCAAACTGCGGTTTCTCTCCAGGATTATACAGAGCAGAAAGAGGAGTTTCTGTTGTGGTAAATCCAATACTGAACGATGGGATATTTGCTGCCTGACAGAAATATGATACGTTAGGTAGAGTATGAATTTGGAATTTAAAACCATTCGGTTTCAGGTAATCAAGATCGCTCGGTTGCGAACTTCCCCAAGATCCCTCACTGATGTTTGTTGTTGTGGATATTACCATCTATTCCTCCATTACGTATATTTATAATGAAAATGGGGGAAGCATTTCTGCTCCCCCCAGTTTCTTAGTAACCCTCTCTCTAATGGAGAGGTATCGATTACATAAGGTTCGAAACCTTAACGCGACGGTAGTAGTGGTTGCGGTTTGCAGTGAATGTATCCGCATCTGTTGTTCCGTCCGACTTAAGAACGAATGGGTTAGCAATCATCCCGTAACGAGTCTTGAAACCAATTTTTGGTTGGAAGGTGTTAGGGTCGATAGCACGAACCATTTGTAGTGGAACGTATGGGCAATAGAAGATACCAGCGTCATAAGCATTCGCACCCTTATAACCAACAACATAGAACTGCGATGCAGCACCTTGGTTTGCTGAATATGGATCAACGTATACCTTGTAACGACCGTTAAGAACACCAGCAAAAGTATTACCTGTGTCATCAACGTTCAGAGTTGGCGAACCGTTAAGTGCACCACCTGTGTCAAGCATACCTGCCATTGCAAGAGCAGCAGCAACGTCTGACGAACAGATGATGAAGTTACCCTTACCGCGACGAGTGTCTTGAGCGATTACGTTAGCATCACGTTCGATGTTGAACAGAAGACCCTTGAAACGCTCAACCGACCAACGACCGTTTGAGTCAACGTCAAGATCGAAAGTACCAGCAGTTGCTGTCGAAGCAGCACCTGGCTTAGCAACCTTATAGATCGTACGGATAACTTCGCGGTTGATTTCAGCAAGAATTTCTTGTGAAAGGATGTTCGAGAGTTCTGACTCAGCGTCAAGACCGTGAATTGCCTTGAGATCCTGAGCAAGTTCTACTGTGTATTCTGCTTTAAGAGCACGTGTCTTAGCAGTTACAGTTGTCTTCTCGATGCTGAATGCCATCTCATTGAAGTCAGTTCCGCCTGATTCACCAAGTGCTTCAGCGTCAGCAGTAGCAATACCAGTACCTGTGGTGTAAGAACCATCAACTGGGTTTGAACCAGCGTGAGTTCCTGTACCAGCGAAGTCAGTATCTGCTTCGTTGAAGAGTGCTTCAGTGCCAGATTGTGTGCTGTAGCGTGACTTCATTGCGAAGATAAGACCAACTGGTCCAGTCATTGGTTGAACGCCAGCAACGTCATATGCCATCAAGTTAGGCAGCGCACGACGAACGAGCGAGATTAGAATTGGATCGTAGTTATCGATGCCAGAGCCTGTAGCGTTTGCTGGAGTTTCGAACAACGCAGTCTTTTCTTCTTGAAGAGCCTTTTGTTGGTTTTCGAGAACAACTGCAGTAACTGCACGCTTGTAGGAATCCTTGATTTGTCCCATACCATCATGGTTTAGGACAGGCTCCCACTTCTTTTGTAGAGATTCTGAAAGAAACATTTTTTTCTCCTTGTAGGGTTTTTTATTTCAACTTATTATTTATATTTATTTAGATTTGAGATGACATTTTGTCTAGAACCTTCGTATACTTCTCCATAAGAGGAGATCCAGCATACGCATTAGTTTCATCTAGACCATCAGTCATCTTTTCTTCCGTGTTAGGTTGTGCTTTAGGGAAATAATTTTCTCTAATGACATTCAACTTTTCTTCGAAAATTTCTGCGTTCTCGAATTCTACATCAGCAACAATACTTACAAACTTCTCAGCATCGGTCTTAGCGAGGTTTTCAGTAACCGCGATAAGTACGCTCTCTCTTTGAAGTTTAGTATTTTCAGCATGCAGTTCTACATTTGCAGTCATAGTTTGGTCCACACGAGCTTGAAGGTTTTCAATCTCGACTTGCATTTCACCAAGCACATCATATTTCTCTTCAGGAACCTCAATATAGTGTTCCGAAAACAGATTCTTAAGTCCTGCAATAAACGACTCAGTGATGTCTGAACGGAGACCGTTCTCAACAGCGAGTTCGTTTTCAGCAATATACTGTTCAGCGACATAAGTTAGATAAGAATCAACCTTTTCAACGAGGTCATCCTTAAATTCTTCCATAAGAGCAGCAGCTTCTTGGATAAGTGCTTCTTCGAGTGCTGCTGCTTTAACGTTGACCGATGCAGAAACCATTGCTTCAAACAGCGATGCTGCCTTGCCACGGAATTCTTCAGTTAGATCTTCGTTACCGTCGAATAGAGTTGCGAGTTCTGCTGAGAAATCTTCTTCGAGATCTTCTTCAGCATCTTCGTCTTCATCTTCGTCTTCGATATCGTCTTCAATCAGATCGTCGTCTTCTGGTTCAACTTCTTCTTTATGAACGTTGCCCTTAGAAGATGGTTGATTTACAACCGATCTTGGATCAGCAACAGTAGTGAAGTTTGGTGCATCACCTGGACCAGATGCAGGACCTGACGAGTCGGAAGTATCCTTAGCGTTTACTGCAACCTTTGCGCCTTGGTTTTCGTCAGCATCACCATCACGGTCTTGGTGTGGTGCGTCTGCTGAAGAACCTTGACGTGGTTGAGTTTGGTCACCCGATGTGTTCGACTTAGCTGCTTTCGAGGTATCTTTACCATTCGAAGCACCCATCTTTTCTGATGAAGATGTGACCGAACTACCTTGCTTTGGTGCGGTCATATCACCGTCAGAAGCTTCAGTAATCGCTTGCTTTCCAGCAAGCAACTCTCTGATTTTTCTTTCTACAGTCATTTTTTTCTCCTAAATTTCGGATCTTAGTCTTTTATTTATAATAAAGAAACTTTAAATTCTAGCAAGTCTATTGAGGAAATTCTCAAAAACTACCATCTTTGCTTCTTCGAGTTGCTTTTTGCTCGCCTTCTTGATGACCTTTTTCGCCATATCATTTGCTTGTTCAGTCCACAGACCGTTAACAATCACCCATTCTTTATTTTCCATAATCCCTCTTACGAAAGCATCAGGAGCAGAAGGATCCGCAACAATATCTGCTGCGGTTGCAAGATGGAAATCGTCTTGGACGATCTGAACCCCATCTCTATTCTCTTTCAGAGTACCAAGTCCTCTTGAAGAAACGCCAAGTTGACCACCTGATTCAATCAAACCACGGGCAATATTACCCATAGGAGTATCAGTGATCTTCGCTTTACCCATCCAGTTATCGCCATCTCTATAGAGTTCGGTAACGATATGAGATACACGGTCGAGGTTAATTGAAGGACCGTCTGGGTGACCAAGTTCGCCGAATGCTCTCTTGTTGTTCACTGCTTCAGACATGTAACGCTCAACTTCTTTTTCCATAATCTCAGCAGGATACATACGTCCATTACGATTCTTGAGATTTGATTGTAGGAAAACACCTTCAATGTAGAGGGATTTCTTACCGTCTTTTTCTTCAGTGATATAACGAACGTTGTCGTTTACTTCAGTAATAAGTTTCATTATCCTAAATCTCCTTGGTCCTGATGTTGCTGCGAACCATATCCAGAAACCTTAGCAAGTTCTAGAACTACTGAACCAGTACCTGACGAGAAATCTACGACGATGTCTGAACCGTTTTCTTCGTTGTCAGACCAACCCATGAATTCCATCTTACCAGATCCTGAAAGATAGTACAGAACTTCCCCGTCTCTCGCAATAGTAGCAGTGGTTGCTACTGCACACGCCCAATGAAGAGTGCGAATGTTCGCCTTTGGTGAAGATTGAGTTTCTGAAGTCTTCTTCAGATCGGTGGCAAGCGCGATGGTAGCGGATCCCGTGCCACGCACTTTCACCACACCATGAACCTGTGTTAGTTTTAGAACCGCCTTAGTTGCCATCTAATATTCCTTACTGGTATCTTGCTTTTTTCTGATTACGAAGGATCTTGAAATCGTGTCCGTCAACCTTACCATTCTTATTGGCATCAATCTTATGTTGATTACCCTTTAGTTCTTCAGATTTCAAAGAACTTTGCATTTCTTGCTTTGTTCTTCTATGTTTTCTTTTAAAATCTGCATGCGACAATGATTCCATATCCGTCGCCAGATCTTTCATACGACTTTCATCAAGATCGAATTCTTCTTTTCGCATAGAAGAACGATTCTTACCAACAGTTGCACTCATAGTGTCTGTTTTTGCTGCATTTCTAGCAGCGTTGAAATGATGACTTTCTGAATCTTGATCATTTTTAGCAGCAGCATTCTTGGCTTTTTCTAGATGACCCATAACAGTCGAACCATGAACCTTGGTAATTGCTTTTTTGACTGCAGCAGCTTTCTTGGGTTCTGGACTATCTCCAGAACCCAGAGCATGATCTGCATATTTGTTATACAAAGTGCGAATGGATAGATCGCCTTCGCCTAGCATAATTGATTCGAATAAATCGAAATCGAATTCTTCTGCTCGCAGTTTATCGCCACGCTTTAGAATCTTTTTACCAGCATCCCACGAACCCATTGAACGTTTACGAAGGCGACGATCGTCATCAACATCAGCTGCATCGTATGCATCATCTTTCGCTTTTGTTCTATACTTTCTAAGCGTATCCGTTGAAAGTTCTTGGATACCTTCGACTTCTTCGCCTAGAAGTTTATTAAAATGCTTAGTATATGATTTCTTTTCGCTGTCTGACATATGTTTATGGAACTGCGATCCTCGTTCACCAGGACCAGATCCTGTTAAGTGATGGGCTTCATCATGAGCATGGGCGTGAAAGTCTTTCGCCGCTTGTTCTCCGTGAGACTGTCTTACTTTTTCTACGGCGTCGTGGAACTTTTTCTCGTGCTTCTCTGGATGATCGACATCGCCGATTTGTGCAATACCCAAATGTTT